CGTTAACTGTAACTGGTCACGCGGAACCTCTAGCTATAGAAGGAAAGAATCCTTCAAGCAGAGGCACGAAGCCACGCCTTATGGTTTTGGGATCGACTTAGAGTCTTTAGACGCTAAGAGAGTTGCGATCCTTACTGCTCTTGGCCTGTCCAAGGGTGGTAGACCCTGGAATTTCCAAACGTCGTGAGACGCTGGTTTTCAGGTTGATGGGCAGCAATCCCGCTGTTCATCTCTTTATCGCCGTGAGGCGACAAATGTTGGAGTAATGCCATGTTTGCTGATCCACAATCTATCACGATCGACACGGTCGCCACCTCATTCCCGAGGATTGGCGGTGACGCTACTAGCAGCCATTATAGGTCTGCTACTGGCCTCGTCTTGTACGACGGCTCGGGACAGGTATTCGATCTTACGATCGGAACTACCTTTACCAAGCAGCGTGCAAGATCTGTCGCTCGTCTGGATATGCAGGGTAATGTACAAAATGTTCTTGGAGACGTGGGTATTCACTCACTAGAGGGCTATTCAGCCTATCTGGTGTATGATCGCCCTATTGCTCCCATTATGTGCAGTACTGCTGCTGACCAGGTCAACTTCGTGTCCGCGTTTACTACGTGGGCTACGACGTCGTCGAATGCCGCTATTACCAAACTGGTTAATGGCGAGAGCTAACTGCTCTGGATCAACGTTAAAACGTGGCTAATGGATACTAACACCTCTATGTTAGGAGGGAAGTATGAAAAGCCTTACGTTACTCTGGCATCAAGTTCTCCATGAGATGGGGGACTTATGCTGTGTCAGCACGACTCAGGACTATAATACCGTCCTGAGGCGGGTTAAAGATGAAGGTGAGTCTTTCTTTACGCTCACCCTTCCGACTTTTGGTGAGGGGCTCGAAAAAGCCCTCAGCCAAGAGAAGGTCAGCCCCAGTCTGTTTCCGGGTTTCCGGTTTCAGAAAGGTCTCCCTGCATTTTTGCAAGGTTTCCTCAGGCTCATCTTTGACCCTGTGTCTGGTCGATTGGTTCACACACCTTCGATTGATGCAGTTTTCGCTGTACGACAGCTTTGCTGTCTATACAAGAAAATCCTACTTCCTTGCACCCCTGTGAGGGAGTTTAAGGCAATCGAAAGGTATGTGAATTGTGATGAAGGTATCAAAGAGTTTGACATTCAGTTTACGTCTATGGAGGACATCAGAGCCTCTTTCAGGCGTACGTCAAACCTTCTTTTTAGAGATGTGTTCAGCGAACTGGACCGGATGGTCTGGCTCTTTGAACCTGTCCCTAAGCACGGACCAGGAAAAACTGCTGATGGACTACTTGGAAACAAGAAGTTTCAACAGCATACCTGGCCACATCGGTTGGAGCCCTACTTTCCTTATGGAGAGTACGGAATTCCTGGGGATCATCACGATCCTTTTCACGATGGGGTGCGATACCTCGACCCTGGGTCTGAGCTACCTGTAAAGGTAGTCACAGTCCCTAAAACGCTCAAAACACCTCGCATTATTGCTATTGAGCCTACTGCTATGCAATATACGCAGCAGGCTCTTTTAGAGCAACTTGTGAGATTACTTGAAACGGATAGAACTGTTTCAGGTATTATCGGGTTCTCTGATCAAACGCCTAACAATCGTTTGGCTGAGTTAGGATCCAGAGATGGGTCATATGCTACCTTAGATCTTAAGGAAGCATCCGATCGTGTTTCGAATCAGCATGTACTAGCTATGTGCGAAGACTTTCCCTGGTTCTCAGGGGCAGTTCAAGCATGCAGATCTAGAAAGGCTGATGTACCTGGTTTTGGCGTTATACGCCTTGCCAAGTTCGCATCTATGGGGTCAGCTCTCTGCTTTCCGTTTGAGGCAATGATCTTTCTAACGGTCATTTTCCTCGGAATGCAAAAGAGAGCCAATCGCCAGTTTACGAGAGCCGACATCCGTCGTTACTCTCGACACGTGCGCGTTTATGGTGACGATATAATCGTTCCTGTAGACATGGCACCTGCCGTGATTGAGGCGCTAGATAATTTTGGTTATCTAGTTAACTCCGACAAGAGTTTCTGGACAGGCATGTTCAGAGAGTCTTGTGGAAAGGAATACTTCATGGGCGAGGATGTTTCCATCGTTCGCGTTAGAAGGGTATTTCCTACCTCACGGAATGACGTTCTCGAAATCATTTCGCTGGTCAGTCTGAGGAACCGGTTCTACGAACACGGCCTTTGGCAGACTGCGAAATGGTTAGATGAGTATATAGAAGGATGTGCTTTTTTACGGCACTACCCAACTATATACCCGTCTTCGAGTGGGCTTGGTCGCCACTCTATTCCATTCCACTACCTCGAAAGAGGCAGCTGGTTTAGGATGGATCCGGACTTGCATGCGCCCGTTGTTAAGGCGTATGTTCCGTCCGTGCGTCCTCCGGTCGATAGACTGGATGGCGTAGGCGCCCTTCTCAAGTGGTTCTTAAAAAGAGGCGAAGAGCCGTTCGCTGATAAGGATCATCTAGAACGTTATGGCCGTCCTAGCTCGGTCAGCATAACAGCTAGGGAGGTGACCCCCTTCTAGGGGGTCAGGCGCTCCAAGTGCGCCGCAAGGGG